GCTTGAAGATCATTTACAAAACTGGATTCCCCTAATATAATCTCATCAAGGTGTTCTAAAGCTCCGCTATAAATTTCTGGAATATATTCGATAGCGGTTATCTTTCTTTGTAAAGTATCGTTGGCTCTGGTTATAGACAGAACCCTGAATTTTTTTGTTATATTATGTAGTTTACCAAAGGCGTACAGATCATTCTTTTCCGGTTGTACATCCCACGCAGATACTAAGTTTAAAGTATCCGTAGTAGTCTCAACACTCACCGGAATTACTTCTTTTGTCTCTACTGTGTCATCTACGTTTTTCTTTACCTGAATAGCGTAAGACTCACCGGGAATCATAGTTACTTCTTCAGGGAGAACAGCAGTATTGGTTTCACTACCTAATAGCCTTCCTGAAGAAAGTCCCCACTGCGGAACATCATGTGAGACCTCAATAACCTGACCAGGAAAACAAGCTATAGAATCAACTCCGGCTTCAAAAGAAATAGTTTGCGTTAAGTATCTATTTCTAAGAAGAGATTGCTTACCAAACATGATTGCCTGGTTTCTATCAGTACAACCAAGAAGCGTTACGCTGGTCTTATTGATGGTAGTTTGTTCCGTGTCGTAACCATCTTGATAAATCTCAATTATCTGCCTAGAATATTGTAGATTTTTATCAAAATAAGTAACTTCAATAGCATTGGCTCTCTCAGTTGTGTCAATAAAAGAGTTGGAATACGTGTTCTCGATCATATTCCCCTTGGTGTACATGAAATGCTGAACCGCAATAGGCTCGGCCTTATCAATAATTATGCCATACTTAGCCCCCTTGTGAACTACAGCACCGTTTCCAAGCAAAGAAATAGTATCAAGAATACTACGAGTATTAGATGCTGCATCCATATAAATATTAACAAAATATCCTTGTTCTTCGCAATAATCGGCCCATTCCTCAAAATCCTCTAATATAAATCTAGAGGCCGGTTCTCCCGCTCCGTAAATAGGATTATGGAGAATATCATAACAAGCCCACGCAGGGTTATTTGCGGGCTTTTGTTCATATTCACTTCCGGTCCAAACATCAACATAAGTACGCTCAACTTCTAGGGTAACAGTGGGAGCGGAGCCTTGAAGCTGATCTGTAGCAAGGGCTTCTAAACCAAATAATGAAGTACCAGGATAGGTGAAGTCATCATAGATTATTTCTTGTATGGTTGAAAAATACGTATCGTTTCTATACCGCGTCCCTGTTTCCAACTCCTCCGCAAGCCTAGCCCGAACTTCGTATTGTCCAGCAGGAATATTATATACGACGAAATTTCTACGTATTTCTTCTTGGGTAGCCCCGGTTATAGTCAATGCGTCCGTAATAGCAGAAGTTTTTATATAAACTTTTAGTTGTGATTCGGAGGTTAGTTTACCCTTTACTATTTTTACATATGAGATATACCGCCAATAACTAATTCCTATCTCGGAAGTATACCTTTCCCCCTCTACATGCTCATCAACATCGGTACTCCCCGCCTCTAATTCAACCCACTTATCTTCGTAGTAATATCCAGCCGACCATCTTGCTTTGTTCAATATCCGTTCAGTATAAGTGTCCCTTGGTTCTTTAAAGGAAAACCATTCAACGGTATCTTTTTTCCTATACTGGATGTTTAAAGTTACTGTTTGCGCATCAAGCCCTCCCCTATTATTGGCGTAGTATAATCCAGGGATAACAATACCAACACCTAGTCCCTCTACAGCATTTCCAGAAGTTTCAGTTTGCGACCAATCAGTAGTTAATTTAAATCCAACGGCCTTATCTGATATAACATCTGAAAAGGCAGGAATGATTCCTTGATTTAATCCACCATACCGTTTTGAAACAGTTACTTCATTGTAATTATAAATAGGATTATCATTGATATATTCGTTGCCGATAAAATCAACAGGATGATCGGCTACACAATAAAGAGCATTATAAATTTGATTATTATCTTTGTTTGTAATGAAGGAGTTAATAATAGGCGGGGTTACCCTATGTCTACCGTATAATACAGGAACAACTATACCTTGTTCTTGTGGGTTGGGATCGCGTTCCCATCCGTAAGTTGGTGTGGAGGATATATTTTCCATTGAGGGGCCACCCGCATCAGGTAAAGATGCGCCACCAAATATAGAATTAACTAGCAAACCTCCTACTGCGGTAAGCATCATCGGCGCGGCAGCCGTAATCACATTAGCTAATGTATATGCCGCCGGAAGACCTACCCCCATAGTGCTATAAAGCGTGCTGAAGGTAGCGCCCCAAGCAGGAGCAAATTGTGGGGCAATAATACTAACGGCAAGCATAGCAACCATCGCTAGAGGGTTCTTTCCTCCACCACCGCCGCCTTTAGGCACAACAGAAAATACAACAGATGAACCCTTCTTTGGCACAACTGTTTTTACATCACAATCTGATTCTAAAACAACACCATCAACAGAAACAACAATTTCCATTTCTGAAGGCAGAACAGGATTGAAATTCCAAACCAATTCACCAATAGACTTTCCTGGTTCAAACTCCTTTATCTTTTGGCTATTGTGGGGATCAAATATATTCTCAATGCAAGTAACTTTGACTTTGTTTCTTGCACTTGAACTATCTTTAACTGTATCTAGATTTTGTTTCCGTTCCACCTGTAGTATCCCCTTATTCTATTTTTGTAGGAAATGTCAGTTATCTTTGTTAGTTGAGGTCCGGCTTTTTTAAGGGTGTGAATGAATGTGTTCTTGTTTATAAATATACCAAAGTGTTGTACTAAATTCGGGGCAGAGAGTATCATGTTTATCGCAACCAAATCTCCCTCTCTTATTCGGGACTCTTCTATTCTGTAAAACTCTTCTTTGGTCCGTTCAAGAAACTGCATATATATTCTATTCTTATCTTCAGAACCAATTGTGAAATCAGGTATAGCATTTCCAAACACTTCATTAGAAATTGAATGGACAAGCCCCCAACAATCAAAACCCTTTCCCAATTCCCTTCCTCTATCAACAAAAGGAGTTCTCATCGCTTTGGACACGTATTCAACGAGTTTGTGTTTACCTTTATACAAGGGATAACCCTCCTCGACCAACACCGGGGAACCCGCCATATCGAGTAGAGTTGTTTAGTTCCCTACATCTAACTAGAGTTTTGTTACAAGAAGTTGCCGTTCCCGTATATCCACATCTTTCCTGTTTGAACTTATATCTACAGTTGTTCTTCAATATTCTATTTAAAGGAAATCTCTTTCTATATGGATTAGGCGCACCAAGAGTGAAGGTGATATAATCGTGAGTAGAGGTTGGTTGAACCAGAATGTATTCATGGTAAACAACCGGAGTAGGGTCATCTAGGGTTGCAGTAGACACCACATATATCCCAACAGTTATATCAGCAGGACCATTTCTCTTGACATAAGCATCATATTCCTGTAGATAACCTTCAACGGTTCTATCTACATTGGGGATTCTTAACTCAACTCTAGGAATTTCCCCTTGCGACTGCTCAGAAATTTCTTCCATCTCGAAAGGGAAGGCAATCCAAGAATGACCATTCCAAGTTATATCTTCTGTATTTGAAACAACTCTAATAGGTTCGGTTACGTCCGGAATGGTAATCTCAAGGAGGACGAGAAACGAATCTGTTGAGCCTAAATCGTTCTTTTGTTGGATGATCTCGGAAGATAAAATAACGTTGGAAGGCATTTTATGATTCCTCTATTTGAACGGTGGTTGAACAATTAGTCGGGGACTGATATTCTACTTGAATTTCATTCTCACTAAATCTCGCTTCGTATTGAACTAATGTCATGGGGTGCGTCCAGTAGAACAAGTCCCCCTGATTAGCATAAAAGAATGTCTTTATTTCATTTATTTCGGATACATTTAGTGTTGTAAAATCCAATTGCCACTTCGATCTGCCCCGTGTATGGCGAACCCGCGATTGCACGGAGCCGTCTGAGAACGGTGTCCGTGTTTGTGCCTTCACAAGGGATTCAGTAATAGTAGTTGGTGTAATATTTGGGAAAGTATTCATATATTAATCCTTCTCCTTACCAGCTTTAGCTAATTCAGAATAAGTGATTCCCTCTTGTGTTAGGTGTAGATTAACGTGACACTCTTTACAAACACAAATGCCATTATCAATGTCTACTTGTTCCATTGGCGAGCATACTACAGGTGTTATATGGTGAGCCTGTAGATGTTTCTTATCGAATCGGTTATTACAGACTTGACAGGTGTAGTTGTCACGTTCAAGGATCATTTGTCTAAATTCAATTGAATATTCTCTATTATTAGGTTTTTTGAAGCCTTTTGGATATATACGTCTTCCGAATACAGAACAGGATTCTTTACAAGAGTCGGAACAGTAGAGTCTCCTTTCTCCTGTTGCATTCCCATTTAATGATCTTATTCTATCCTGTACTTGTTGATTAGTTGGAATAAAGTATTTCTTACACGTGGCACATTTTACTTCTAAATACCCTTCTTTAGACTCTCTTGGAGATTCAAGAGGTGTTAATTTATCTGTATAGACTTCATATTTAGCAGGAGAAATATTATATTGTTTTTTCTTTTCTACTATAATATCACGATTTTCTTCATAATATTGTTTACTCTTTTCTATTACAATATCCCGATTTTCTTCATAATATTGTTTTCTCTTTTCTAATTTAACATCACGATTTTCTTCATAGTATTGTTTACTGTATTCTTTTTTAGCATCATGATTTTCTTCATAGTATTTCTTAGTATACTGTTTATCACACCCTTTACATTGACTACGCTTCCCCCTAATCCCTTGCTTCCCATTGCTAAACTCATCCCATGCTTTAAACTCACCACACTTAGT